ATTAACCCCCCACCAGGGGAAGCTCACTTGTGGCTCTACAAGTACTTCATGACTTCGAAGTCGCAGATACCTCTGTCCTTTGAGGCCTGATTATATGAAGGCACAAAGCCGTTAAGAGCTTTACCTGCAGCATATACTGCTTCAGGATCGGGACCAAGACTTAGACCATACTTGTCTCCCTTCTTAACGAATTCGATGAGCGCATGAAAAGCAGGATGATGTTTGCAATTCTCTAAAATCATTATCCAGCGAAGTGTCTCCATACGAGGGCCCCACTTTGCAGGACTATGCATGCGCTCTGGGTAAACACAAGCATTCAGAGCCAGAATGGTTGGGTACGCACCATCTGTTCCCAATTCAGCAGGACAAAAGAACCGCTGCAGATAGTGGTAAGATGTTAGGCTTGTGTCTTGCTTTTCAGGATTGACTTCAAATCCCAACATAGCAAAAGCCTTACTGAGGTAGTCTACAAGCTGATCACTTCCGACAGCAATTGAATCATCACCATCATCCTGATGCTGGTGAGGCTGACCCTGAAGGATCATTGCAAGATAATGTCCACATGTGTTATCCACAGTTTCCTTCAAATTGGTGAAAGATTCCCCGGAAGCAGTCCCGTGAGAGCCCGGATCCCAGGCCCGGAGATACTCCACCATTATCGGAGCTGTGACTCCAGCAAAGAGAACTTTGTGGTACAAATCCCAGAAATTGCGTTGAAAGAAGTTACGGGTACACAGATAGAATAACTCTGTCTGGTCTGGTCCCGATGACTGATCCATCCCAGTAAAGTCAATCGAGATAAACACTTCTTTACCGTCTTTCTTCCGTAGCGGAAATTCCTCCACATCTTCAAAACTTTCCCAAGCAGCGTATTCTGACTTCTTGAGACTCCTGATGTAGTCGAATAGTGGATAGAAGAAACGCTTCTGAACCATCTCCAGAGCGTACGAAATCTCGAAAATGAACCTCGTGCCACCGGTTGTCTTCTCAAGATTAATCCGCTGGGTGCGTTCCGCTAATACAAATGGATCTTCTAGTGTTGCATCTGGGTTTAGTGCATGCTGCATTGCACGCTTAATTACTTCAGGATCACGTTTGTTCCCGTATGAAGCAACACCGCTACGCTTGTAGGTTGCCTCCATGTCCTCGATAATACGGTGTGCAGCCGTTCTCAAGTCCAACGGACGGCGGTTCAAACACTTATCCAAGCCAAGGAATTTCTGGGTTTCAGCAATTGCTTGCTTTATCCTTGGGTCGTCAAAGTCGATACGCTTCAACCGCTCCGAATATTTAGGCAACTCCTCTTTCATGACTGACCACGGAGGGTATCCACCCCTTGGTCCGTACTTCTTGGTTCTCGACAAGTCGTACTTTACAGTCTCAGGGTACTTAGTTTCATAAGGGGCCAACTCCTTTACCCATGCATCCAGAATCTGCTTAGGTGTTAATCCCTCATTACGGTACAGCGGGGTCGGTGGCAACTTCGGCTTCCCGGTGTGCAAATCTTCAAAGTGCTGAGGAGCCTGCGTGGCTAGGTCATCCCACGGATCAGCTGCTACAGTGTGAATTTTCGCAACCATAATGGTACCCTCTGTGTATTTCATTACAGCAGGTCAGTGTGTGTTGTCAATCGACAACTTCATCATCAAACTCAACGAGTTCAACAGTCGAAGTGAACATGTCAGAGTCAGGGATTTCATTAGTCACACTCTCGAAATACCAGGTGACAGTGGTCTCACCATCACAGCGAATCACTTTCCAGTGAGCAAAATGCGTTCCGAGGTACTCGGTATTCATTTGAGTCAGCTGGGTTGTGTAATCTTCAATTGCACGGAGGACAGAGTCCTGCAATACAAGGAAAGAGAACTCAGTTCTCTCCTTGCAAACAAATTTATATTCGTTGGCTTTCATTTTAAC